ATGATGCTTTGATTTTATAAATCTCAACTCCCGCATCGCCGTCGAGCGATGAGAATGTGAACTTGAACCGAAAATACCTGCCCGTAAAATTCCCCGACACAAAGTTCGTCCAGTTCGTCGGTGTCGAATTGGTATCACTAAAGGCCGCCTGAATCAGCAGTTTTCCGCCCGATGAATTCGCCAGTCCGATATCAAGCGTTACTCCAACGTCAAATGAGGATCCTAAATCGACGGTGTCCGTGATATATTCAGCGCTATTGATAGTTTGCGCCTTATCCCATTCAATCCCCGCCGCATCCCAATGGCATCCGTCGTCCCACTTCTTGTTGGTCATCAAGGCAAGGCCGATGCGCCAGAAGGCATCGTCATAACCTTTGACCCAGCACCGCTCCCCGTAGCCGTTTAAAGTCCCCTGTCTTAAATCAAAATCAGATGTCTTGATGACATTGATATCCGGGATATCCGATATGAACAAACTATCTGTGGCTTCATTCTGTGAATAGTTGCCGCTGGTATCAATGGCCTTGATGGCGTAATTTTTCTGCCCCGCCGAAAGGTTGAACAGATCATAACTGGTTCCAACGATGTTCGTATCAATGACCGTTCCCAGATACCACCCCGCCCCGGCAAAAGGCAAAGCACGAATCTCGTACCCTTTAAGGTCCACGTCCTCAACCTTCTCCCATGAAAATGCAATGTGATCCCGGGCGAAAGCGCAGCTAAATCCCACGACGTTCGACGGCGGGGCGGTTTTCCCTTGCACGGTCATCGATGCGCTCGGGCTGGCGGTGACGGAATTTTCCATCCTCGAGGTGCTGACACTGACGACCGCAACTTTATAAGTATTTAGATCCGAAATATTTCCCTGAACCGCAAAATGAACTCCGTAAGTTTCACCCCGGTACTGCCACGAGGTCCCGTTATTATCGCTTAAATAAATTTTTGCCTTGGCGTACTGATTGATGTAATAATCCGCCTCATCCGGCCGGTCAAACCAAACATCGATGACGTTCTCGATTGTACCGTCGGCCAATTTCAAAATCCGTTCGGTTAAACTTAAAGTCGTCACGTTGGGGATCCCCAAAACAAGGGCTGAATAATTATTGGTGGGAAGATCGATGCTGGAATCATCATAAACATTTGCGTCATACTCTAACGCTGAGATAGTGACCTCGTTATCCTCTGCCCGCTGGATTTGGGTGATCCTGAAATCTTTTTTGACCTTGCCGGTTTCACCGAAGGCATAAACCTCGTACCCTTGCGGCGTCTGACTGAAAGCCGAGTTAACGTTCAACTGGCTGTAAGTCCCGGGCGCGTTGGTGACGGTTTTCTCCTCAAGGGTATCATCGGAAAACCTTACCTGAAGTTTATAGGTCTTGCCGCTTTCAATTGTGACCGTGCGATCAAGTTTGATTAAAGACGCCGTTGATCCTGCCTGCACCCGTCCCGAAAAACCCCACTGCGTCACATCATGGCTTATCGAAATCACATCTCCTGCCTGACACGCCACGGCATCAATCCCGGCTTTAAATGAAATTGTTCTGTTGATATATTTCGCCACCTTAAGCGCATATCTGGCCGCACGAAGCGCGTAGCTGGTGCGGGTAGTAAAAACACGCAACTGCTGTTTGCGCATCGGATCGCCGGAAGATAAAGCCGCCTCGTCGATGTAAGCGATCGTTTCGGGATCGTAGTTTTTGGCACGATCATTGAATTGAATCTCAATGACGTTCGGCGTTTCTTTAATGGTTTTCCACGACTGAACAAAAGTATCTTTGACGATATTTCCCATGCCAAACAATTGCGTCGGTAAAGCGGGCTTATCAATCTTAAAAGTGATTCCCCCCGCCGAATAAACCGGCATGGCATTAAAAGTCGCGCACACCTGAATCAATGCATCAAGGGCTTTTGTATTACTGTCTAAAACAATATCCAGATGGAAACGCTTTTCATAACCGCCGTTGCCGTCGGATAATTTCTCCTCGCAATAGCGCGACATCTCAAGAAGCGAGGCATCGTCTAAATTGGTTGCGCTGATAAATTCACCTAACCCATAACGGCCAGATAAAAGCAAATCCCGAAGACACCAAACGGGATTAGCGCAGTAGGCTGTCAGATAATTTATCCCGTCCCACGTCAAGACGCTGTTATCCGAGAACAATTTGTACTGACTGGCCGAGGGATCCCAATAGTAATCTTCCCAATTCACCGGATTGCCGGTCTTTCGAATATCGGGAATTCTGACTTTCCTGCCTTTCACAATCACCGAGACATTCGGCGTCGAACCGCTTAATTGATCCGTCGCCAATAACTTCAATCCCAATAAAGCGGTATTCGGATATTTGAGATCATCCGTTTTGATTTCATCGACCTGATAAAGCGTTGAGTCGCCGGTATGATAAAAGTCGCTGTTATCCGACGTGCGCGTGACGCGGATGTCATATTGATTCGCATTTAGACCCTCCTTACGAAATACTCTGCGTAACACCGTCCTTGATTTCTCGCTGACCGTCGTACTGCCTAAATCCGTCCACGTGGATGTGCCGTGAACCCGGCACTCGACTTTATACGTCACCGCCCATGTTTGAATATCGCCGTTGTCTTGGTTCTGCAAAAATAACCCATTGTTAAAACGAAGCTGTAACTCGAAAGCCTCCACGTCATGATCGACCGTCGTGTAAAGATACGGAGTGTCTTTCATCAGATTGGCATTGATCAGATTCAAACTATGCAAATCTTCAAAATTGGCCGCCACCGCCTGATCATTCGTTCCCATGCGTTTAAAAACTTCGACGTTATTAAAATTCGTAACGGGATTGTCGTTGATTTTGACATCGGTGATATCTTCGATTTCTCCTTCGCATAAGGCCAAAAGTAAATTGAGGTAATTTTTATCCCCATTCGTCCAGATGAACTGATTGATAATGTTGCCTCCCACCTTATGCTCGCCGTAAATGATCGGCACCGGGACTCCGACCTCCTGAACCGTCTGCACCCCGTCCCATCCGTAGGTCGGACTTCCCTCATCAATCCCGCCGCTATTTGCCCCTAAATTAAAATCCGGCATGCGCGGCTGGCTGACCGCCGAATAAATCGAATAGCCGGTGGATAAAATAAAAAACGCGGCAATAAAAGGATGCGCCACGGCCGCGGCCCACACCGCGCTGACAATCGCCGATATAACCGCGATCACGGGGCCCTTAACGTCGGGGGTAACAATGATTTCATCACCTGCCTCAACCGGATAGTCGAGATCACTGATCCGTTTGCCGGAAACAATCACCCGTATGCCGTCGTGATCAACCCCGGCGGCTTTCAGGCAGTCAATGACAGTGCGGCCGTCAACCTCTTTGACTTCGTTTTGCGCAAGACGAAACGGATTTTTAATAAAACGAACGGTTACCATGAGCTTCCTTTTAAACGATAAAAATTCTCAATCTTGCTTACCCACTCGGTGCTTTTAAGACGACCAATAACGACTCCCGCCCGGCAGCAATGAATGAATCTGTCCTCATCCAGCACGACTCCTGCGTGATAAGCGATGCCTCTGCTGTTAACAAACAAAACGCCGTCCAGCATCACCGGCGCCTCGACACTTTCCCAGTCATTTTGATAATGCTCTTTGAAATAATCACGTCCTTGAATGCCCCAATTCTTTTCATATTCAAGATCCTCAACGTCAAAAAGTTTGAAACCCAAATCCGCGTAAACCAATTTCAAAAATCCCAAACAGTCCAACCCGTCCATCGTCCGGCCGCGGTGCGCATAGGGAATGCCTAAATACTTCTCGATAATAAGCCTCCCTACGAGAGAAATATCCGTCTCGACGGCACCGAAGGAAAACCGCCGAAACGTTGGTAATTGTTCCTCTCCTTGCATTGTCCTTTGGTCTTGTTGCATATTGCAAAACTCCCGACGTATCCGCACTCGGTTGATTTGAATTTCCACCCGCAATAATTGCGAGAATATTTCCTGCCCGGAATATCCACCGCCAACACGTCGAATTTTCCGGTCAGCGAAAACTCAACCACCTGCTGGGTCGCGGTGTAATTGTCGACGTAATAAATGTCATCCATGTACGCGTCCGGGTCGCTTAACTCATTAGCCCAGACCATGCGGATGATGACCTTTAATCCTCGAAAGTCATACTGCTCTAAATAGGACTGCAAAAGCCGCGTGACGTTTGACACCCTGACTTTGACCGCATCGATCTGTCCTTGGGAATTTTCGGCAACGAACTCGTGGGTGATCGGGAATTTGACGTACGTAATCCCTTTATAGGTAACATCCTGATCGTACTCGGCAAAGTTCAAGTTACTCCCCGCTCCGTCGTAATCTTCAAGCGTATAAAGATAAAGCGGCTGGTTTTCCCGTTTAGCCTTTTCACTCTTGAACGTTGCATCAATCGTCCTTGGCATCAACGCACCTCGGTTAAATCAAATTCAACGTCGTACATTTGATAGGCCTTAAGCGCAAATTTGAAACTGTCCTCAACAAAACGGACAACGTACTCAACGCCGTCGTTGGGATTCGTCCACGTGAAGGATGCATACGCGCCGTACTTCGACGTAAAGAAAGACTTGATGGCATTAAGCTCGCTCTGTGTTTTATTGTGAAACTTCAGCGACCATTTCCGGAGCGGCGTCGACCATTTGCGCCGACGCTGTTCGGTGCCATTCTCAAACTCTGATACAATTGTCTTATACTGCACGTTCTCATCAACCACAAAGTCCGGCGTGAACGTAAAATCGCTCATGTGTAGTTCCTGATGATCGAACGAATCTTGCCGTTGTTGTAAATGTCCTCGGCAATGGCTGACGAAAGAATTTTCCGATTGCGCCACACATCCGAGGCATCCCACGCCTGAATCACGTGCGTAACATTAACCGTTAAGCCCCCGCCGCCGTCCATCGGATCGCCTTTATTAAGACGGCGTAAATTGTCCGACCCGCCGATTGCCCGCATACCCCGCCTAGAAAGCACGCCTTCTCCCGTCTGCGCAATGATCGGAACTTCATCAGGGGCAAGGCCGCTGTGCGCCCGGATAAACCCGCCGCGGTGATAACGATTGACCATCCCGCCCTCATGAAAAAGTTTTCCCAAAGACACCCCGAATATCTGCCCGCCGGGACCGGCAATCGCCGTCAAAAGTTTAATCACTAAAAGTTTGGCTAAAATTTGCGCGATCATCTGAAGCATCATCCGCCCAAAATCCGCAAACACCTGTTGAATACTTCTCAATTGCCCGGTGAACGCTTTAAAAAACAATTCCGCAAATGCGCTCTGCATATTCTGCGCGGTCTGACGAGCCAGTTCCTGCATGGCATTAAATTTCTGCGCCGTTTCCTGCGCTTGGTCTTGAACTTTTTTGGCCGCTGCTTTAAGAATCCCGGCTGTTTTTTCACTCGCGTCTTTGACCTTGGCAAACACAAGGTCATATTGTTTGACCGCTTCCTGCGCGTTTTGAATCGACGCTTCCTTAAAAACCTGATTGTTATTTTCCATTTCAGACGATAGACGTTTCAAATTCTCCGCCGCATCCCGATAAGTCTGCCCGACGCTGCCCGGGAGTTTTGAAAGTAGTTCATAAAATTTAATCAGCGGCGTTAACAGTTTTTCAAAAACGCTGTTGCCGAATTCCAATACTTTAAAGAATCCTGAAATAATCTGATTCATGAACCCCTGAATAAATCCCAGTACCTGCCACAGCGACTGGCCGACGTGCTCGGCGAAATCGTTCCATTGGGATTTGAGCATTTGCACTTTCTCAAAACTCGTCGTCACCTCAAGGTTCACCGCTTCTAAATGCATTTTGCTTTGCGCTAAGATATGATTGGCTACCGCCTGCGCCTGATAATTCCGCTCGACTTCCTGCGTTGAGCGGCCCGTTGCTTTAGCGTAGTTCTCGTTGGCATCTTTTAAAGACAACTGCAGACCATACGCTTTCTCAAGCGGCCTCATCATCCCGCTATTAACCGCATTGGCGATACGATCAAAGGCCTCCTCCGTCGTCGTCCCAAAAATCCGCGCCTCCACCCGCGCCTGACGCATGAGATTGATAATCTGATCCATATTCAACCCTTGAGCAATCAGCGTTGAAACCCGGCTTGCCACCTCGGAGAAATTCACCGTCCCCGCCGAGACATCCAGCAAAGCCTTTCTCATCTTTTCGGCGTTCATCCCCATGCCTTTAGCCATGATCCGAAAACTTTCCTCAACCTGCTGGGCTTTGGCGCCCATCTCCAATAAATCCCACGCCCGCTGCACTGCCAAAATACTCGCCGTCACTGCCGCGGTTATGGCCAGCCAATTTTGTTTCCAAGAGTTCGCAAATCTCTGTAAAGAACCCTGCACGCCCTGCAAGCGTTGAGTCGCTTCATCTTTAAGACGTAAAATGATGGACAATTCTTTATTCGTCATGGCGTAAACAATTTCCTTTGGCGTTCCTTCTCGGCTTCAACCTCATTGAGTTCCCTCTCAATTGCATCAAACGCATCCAAGAGTTTGGCGGGCTGATCCAGCCACCCGCCGGGGTTTGGTAAAAATCCTGCTTTGTAAAAATTGAATGCCCTTAAAAAATTCGCGCTTAAACTCGTCACGATTTTAAAAGGGCATCCGCGATACTGCACTCCATTAATCTCCCAAAGTTCTTGTCCGGGGATTTCATATTCACATTTCGTCTTATCCCTTGTTAAACAGCCCCGGCAATTCATCGTTAATTCCCCCAGATGAACTGCCGCGATCAGTTTTTTCGTTCACCCTCCGACAGCTTCGATTCGTTTAAAATGACCTCGGAGAGTTCCGTACGTAGTTCGCTCGAGAACATCGCGATGATCCGATCCGGCATGCACTCGCGCATTTTCCCGGCGTAGAGGTTAGATTCGAAACGCAATTCAACCGGTTTTTGGGTTTGCGGGTCGAGAAAATTTTCTAAACCTTTCAAGCCAAACTTAATCGCTTTGATTTGACGTTTATTCCAATTGAGTTTGACCATGGCCTTGTCGTTGGGATTAGTCGAGCTCATCTCATACGAACTGCTGTCATCGTCGATCTCCGCCCGTAAGGCGGGATCCAAAAGCCCGATCTGAAACACCGTCGGATTCTCTTTATCGGGATCGAGTTTGGAAACATACCGGCGCGTTGCCGTGATATCAATACCTGTGAGCATATCGAGTCCTTTCTTTTTTAGTGAAGTAAAACAGCCAATTCATCGTCGCCCGGATCCATGGAGCCGGTGACATCGAATGAAGTTTGCGCAATTTGAATGCCGTCGCGGTCTGCGTCTTCAACCTTGCTGTAAATAATGCTCGGGCCGTAAATCCTGAATTTATTTCCCGCGGTGTCGCCGTAAGCCATATCCAAAATCATCGCCGTGTTGCTAAACCATTTGGAAAAGAAATCGTGACTGGCAACCGCAACCATTTCAGGATTAAATGATCCCTGCATATCACGCCCCGTGATCATGTACGATAAAATTCCTCTGGAATCGTCGATCTTGTCCTTGGGGGCAAGGGTATTGGAAACATCTATTTCCATCTCCCCCACGTTCAAAGACACCCCGTCGCAAGACATCGAAGCATTTAATAAAACCGGCGGAATCGTTTGATCGAACGAAAGGCCGGTCAACAAAGCCGTATCAATAACACCGGCCTCCACCCCCTTGAAACTAAAATTGAGCATGGCCGGCTCGCCGATCTTAAAAGAGAATTTCGCCGTCCCCCGGCATCCTCTTAAAAGTTTCCTAACCCCGTCCTCATACAAACCCATCGTCAGCGATGGAACACTGCTGCTGAGTGGTTTAATCTCACGCCCGGCGTCGGACGGTGATGAACCAGAGGCCGCGCTCGCCCCGGATGTTCCTCCAGTGATCGTTTCGGCGTTTTGAAATGTTCCGGTAATCGGGACGTAATAAAGTGTCGTTGTACCGTTGGCCGTCTTAATAACCACACGACCTGTTGCACCCGATGTGCCGCCGGTGATAGTTTCCCCATGTTTAAAAGGCCCGGAGGTAATGGCGCCGATTGTGATTTTCTTGAGGCCGCTCACCGCAAAACCGCAGGCCTTGATTAACTTCACCCACTCCGGATCCGTTGTGATCGACCC